GAGACCTCTCGTGGTCGAACGACGGCGGCAAGGCGAATCCTGAGACCGTGAATCTCAAAGGCCCGAAGGGTGACACGGGCACACGGGGGCCTGCCGGTGCTGACGGCGCGAAGGGAGACACCGGCCCCGAGGGGCCAAGGGGGTTGCAGGGCAAGACTGGTCCAGCTGGTGCAGATGGCAAAACGCCGGTCAAGGGCACGGACTACTTCACACCTGCCGACGTCAACGAGATCGCGGCGGAAGCGGCGAAGAAGGTCGACATTTCAGGCAAGCTGGATAAGACCGGCGACGGCAGTAGTGTCACGGCGGCGTTTACGGCAGCGACCACACGCGCCAACATTGCAACGGGCGAAAAGCTCTCTGTGCTGTTTGGAAAAATCGCGAAGTGGTTCGCAGACCTCGGCAGTCTGGCATTTAAGTCGTCGGTGTCCAAATCAGACCTCGCGTCGGATGTGCAGACGAGTTTAGGCAAGGCTGACAGCGCTTTGCAGAGTGCGCCGGTCACGAGTGTCAACAGCAAGACAGGCGCGGTGAGGAGCACGTTTTATGTGACAGTGACGCCGACGGAAAGCGAATACGACGCAACTGCTGACAAAACGGCAGCGGAAGTGTATGCGGCTTATGAGGCGGGCTATGCTGTGTATGCGATTACAAAATTTCCTGGGATGGATGTACCTTTTGTGTTGCCGCTTGTGTCGGCGGTGGGCATGCGTGATATGATACTTCTTGGCTTTGCCGCGCTCGGCTCGTTAAGTTCGCTAGCCGCGCCGAATTATCCGGTGGTAGCGTATAACGGAGGTAACAGAAAGTGGACCGCTTGGATTGGAACGCTGGCGAGAGCGTCCGATATCCCAACGATTCCGACGGCACTCAAGAACCCGAATGCACTTAACATCAAGATCGGCGATACGACGACGAGCTACGACGGAAGCGCGGCGAAAACCGTGAAAATTCCAGAAGGTGGGCCGACCATGCGCAAGGTGACGCTGCCGGTGACGGGCTGGAATTCCAGCACCAAGCAGCAGAGCGTGACCGTGACTGGCGTTCTCGCCGACGGCACAAAGCAGAGGGTGATCTGCTCCCCTGTTGACGAAAGCTATGACAGCGTGTGGAATGTCTGCTATGTGCAGTGCGTCGGTCATGGGGCGGATTCGCTGACCTTCCAGTGTGACGAGATTCCGACAGCAGCCATAGAGGTTTTTGTGTCGGTCCAGCCGGTCAACTTTACATCGTGAGGTGAGAACATGATCGTAAATTATCCGAGGATGCGACGGCGGGTCAAAGGCTGGCCTGATGACCTCGATACAGCATTAGAATTTTCATCTGCAAATCCATTTTCGATTTCCGCGCCAAAAAACTGGGACGGCAAATTAGAATATACCAATGGAAGCGGATGGAAAATGTGGGATGGCAGCGCTATTGCTTCCGGCGAAATCGAAAACAATCATTACATTTATCTCAGAGGGACAGGAAATTCAAAAATAACCGGAACGACTTCCAGTAGCGTAAAATGGAGCATTATTGGGACAAATATCGCCTGCAACGGGGATATCGACCTCCTATTAGACTATTCGACCGTAAAAAACGGGAATCGCCCCGCAATGGCGAGCTACTGCTACTCCAACATGTTCCAAGGTTGTACGAGCCTTACGGCAACGCCGTCGCTGCCCGCAACTACACTGGCGAGCTACTGCTACTCCAACATGTTCCAAGGTTGTACGAGCCTTACGGCAGCGCCGTCGCTGCCCGCAACCACACTGGCGAACAACTGCTACAACTCCATGTTCCAAGGTTGTACGAGCCTTACGGCAGCGCCGTCGCTGCCCGCAACCACGCTGAACACCAACTGCTACTATTACATGTTCTATGGCTGCACGAGCCTCACAACAGCGCCGTCGCTGCCTGCAACTACGCTGGCGAACAACTGCTACTATTCCATGTTCCAAGGCTGCACGAGCCTTACGACAGTACCGTCGCTGCCTGCAACTACGCTGGCGAACAACTGCTACAACTCCATGTTCTACCTTTGTACAAAAATCAAATTATCTACCACGGCGTCTGGAACATATACCAAGTCGTACCGCATACCCCAAAACGGAACCGGGACAACAGCTTCCGGGGCGCTCGTGTATATGTTTGGCAATACGGGCGGCACGTTCAATGGAGCACCAAAAATCAACACCACTTACTATTTGGATGAATCCAACACCATTGTGTAAAGGAGGCCTACTATGGCAGAATTTATCAAAGTGAACGGGCAGGAGTATCCCGCCACGCTGATATACAACTACAAAGACCTCAACTGGGATATGCGCGAGACGCAGACGGTGCATCTCACCATGCCCTATGCGCAGGCGGCGGCGCTGCTGCCTGACAACACACCGTGGAGCAACGTCTTCCGCGAGACGAAGGACAAGCTCGACAATGACGGCAATCCAACTGGTCAGACCGAAGAGGTCGTGACCGAAGAGGACATGAGTGCGTACAGCCTCGCGGGCGAGATCGTGGACCACCGCGACGGCACCGTATCTATCAAGATGGGCAAGCCCACGGAGGCGGAGAACGCCGTCGGCGCGGTGGTCGCCCTCACGGGCGAGGTCGTGACCATGGCGCGCGCCGCAGAGCTGCGACCGATGATTGAGGCGGCGGCGACGAGTCTGCCGGACAGCGACGCAGCAAAGGCCGTTGAGCTGTTTCCCGCGTGGGCATATCCCGTCAGCTACATTGAGGGCAACCGCGTAAGCGACGGCGGCAAGCTCT